AACAAAGAGTTAGTAAACTGGAGGCGAAGTAATGAAGTGTTCAATCTGTACTAGCGAAATAGACGTTCAAGCGAATGGATACGAGGGAGGGCATAATGCCTTCCCTCTTTCTAATGGTCGTTGTTGCACCAAGTGTAATGATACTGAAGTTATTCCAATGCGAATGGCTTTCATTGCCTCTGGTCGCCCAATGCCGACAGTCGCAATCAAAGACATTCTGAAAGAGCAACGCAAAGCAAGAGCCTTGGCGAAGGTGTCTTTGAAAAACATAACCAAAGAAATAAATGAAAGGAAAAAGAAATAATGTTTGATAGACAAAAAGAACTAGAAGAAGAATGGTGGTATCATTATAATGCCAAGTGTGATCGTATAGCAGAACTGAAGAAGGAGCATGAAGATCCTTTTTGGGATTGCGACCACAAAGGCAGAAAACCCGACCACCCCGATTATGAAAAAGATTAAACAAGTTTCCTTGGGAAGAGGAAGAGCTTCGGCTCTTCCTTTTTTTTATGCCCGTGCCTCCGACCCCTCCAATCTTAAATCGCAAAAGTGCAAAGAATCGCAAACTTGTTTGTTTTTTTTGCTACTTGCGATTCTTTGCAAGAACCCCTTTTTTGGAGTGGCAGAAGGGAGGCGAGGCACGGGGAAGCTCGGACAGAATGAAGACGCAGAACGAGGGCAACTCGCAAATTGCGAGTTGCCTTCAACCCCTTTTAGGGGTTGACTATCCCAGGAATTCTGATAAACTCTTATATAACAATTACGAAAGGAAATAAAATGATTGTACAAAGAGTAAATGAACATCAATTTATTGATGCTTTTAAAATGTGGGACACATACAAGAATAATTTTTCTTATGAAGGCTTGAAGGCTTTATATGAAGAGTTGGAACAAGTTGCAGATTGCATGGACAACGGAACAATAGAACTTGATGTAGTCGCAATCTGTTGTGATTACACCGAGTTTGAAAACTTCGAAGACTTCCAAGCACAATACAGTTGTCAAGATATAAATCATATCTTCGGAGGAAGTGCAGACTGTCTTGACTACTACACCTCAATAGTGCTTCCCGAATGTTGGGTTGGGAAAGACTCAGACAATACAGAAGAAGTAAAACATCTACCCTTCATCATCAGAAATTTTTAGACCAAAGAGCCACCCCCTCGGGTGGCTCTTTTTTTTGTGCCTCCGTGCAGTTGCCTATCTTGGGGTGCAAAAGTGCAGAGGTTCGCAAAACTTCACCTCTGCACTAAAGAAGCAATTTTTCGATTTGCAGAACCAAGACAATCTTCCAATGAACCATAAATCAAGAAGCCTTCGGTCTCGTGGGACAGAATGGGGTTGCAAGGCTCTTGCAACGCAAGAGCCTTGCATAGAGTACCACCTTCAAATAAATATATAAGCGACTTAGAGGGTGCTTGAACCAAGAAAAAAGAAACGTAATTATTGGCTTGTATCCTCAAATGTGTTGATATTTGTGAGAGTTCGACCTTAAAAGTGTTTCCTTTTGTTGGTGCTTTTAACTCAATAAACAAAGGATACTTTTCATTAATAATTATTAAATCAGTAAAACCCGAATTGAATTTATTTTCAATTTTTTGAATGAATGTTCCCTTTGGTAATTGTTTTTTCATACTCAAAAAAAAGTTTTTTTCTGACATTTTTACTTGACCTTAGTGGGATTATATGGGATAAAAATAAGTAATATAATTTTATTATAAGGAAAAAAGATCATGTATCAAGAAACATTAAATCTAGTAGATCAGACCCTTCAAGATCAAAAGTGGTTTTTAAGTGGCTTATATAACTTAGAAACTATTAGAGATGAACAAGAAGAAACAGAAGAGTACGTTCAGATTAATTTTAGAAAGGTATTGAATAATGGATAAGCTCAAAATTGCTTATGAAGAGGAGCAAGAAAAAATATTATCTCTTTGGTATAAATATCTTAGCAACGATAAAAGATCTTTTATCGAATACTTTCAAGAAGAACATAACATCAAGTTAGCAGACACAACCTCATACAAAAAAATTAAGAGGTTGTGTAAAGTATTTTTGAAAGGAAAAAAATAATGAAAGCAATATTAATAAATCCCCAACAAGAAAGTGTTCGTCATATTAGTTATGATGGAGATTATAAAAGTATATATAGGATAATCCAATGCACTACCTTTGAAGCACTTTATCCATTTGATAATGGAGATACTCTTTGGATAGATGAAGAGGGTTTACTTAAAGAAAGTAATTATGCTTTTAACCTCAAAGCAGACAATCCAAAATTTAACCAAACTATTATGGGAAGTGCTTTGATTTTAGGTACAGATGCAGAGGGCGAAAGTATCGAATGTAAATCTAAAGTGCTTGATATAGCTAACAAAGTTAACTTTCAAGGCAAGGTTGCAATCGAAAATGATGGACAAGGTTTTACTATTACACCTTGGCATATTTATCAAAACAATCTTGAAGAAGCTAGATTGCTTTTGGAAAAATTAAACTTAGACAAATTAACTAAACAATAGGAGGAAATAGTTATGGGTTTAGATATGTATTTAAGAGGAGATCATTATAATTCAGATCACTCAAGGCATGGAGATATTTCAAGAGATAAACTTGATAATGAATTTGAAATATCTAGTTACGAAGTTGATCTTGGATATTGGCGAAAACATGCAGACTTGCATGGATATATCGTTAATACTTTTGCAGATGGTAAAGACAATTGTCAGAAGATTGAACTTGATGAAAATGATCTTGATAAAATTATTATGGCAATTCGTCATGATAAATTAGTCAAAGATCATTGTGGTTTTTTCTTTGGTAACTCCACAGAGTTTGGATATTACAACGAAGAAGAAAAGAACTTTGCAATAAGTTGCTTTGAGAAAGCAAAAAAATTCATTCAAAGAGGAAAAGAACTATACGAAAGAGATGGTTTATTTGTTCAACCAAGATCAGTTTTTTATGAAGCCTCGTGGTAATTATCAAAGTAATACACGGATTTATTCGTGTATTATCTTGAAAATTGCAACAACCAACGAAAGGAAAAGATATGCAGATTTCAAAACTAGAGGTAAAAAATATCTCACACTATGC